GAAATTATCGAAATTAAGGAGACACAAATGTCTGACATCGATATCAATGTTGTTGCCGAAGAAGCACGTTCTTCGCGTAACAAAGAAGTCGCCACAATTATTGAATTGGGCGCAAAGCACGAACGTAGCGACATGGCTGCTAAAGCTGTTGCCGAAGACAAAACTCTTGACCAGTTCCGTGGTGAACTGCTCGAAGTTATCGGCGACAAGCCTCTCGAAACTGCTGAAGTTGGTCTGACCAAAACAGAAGTTCGTGAGTTCAGCGTAATGCGCGCTATCCGTGCAATGGCTAACCCATCCGACCGTCAAGCCCAAGAAGATGCTCGCTTCGAAATGGAAGTTTCCGAAGCCGCACAACGCGCAACTGGCCGTAACGCCCGTGGCGTAATGCTTCCTACCGAAGTTCTTCGTTCGTGGACACGCGATGTAAACACATCTGACGATGCAGCCCTGATTGCGGAAGACTTCCGTGGCGGCGACTTCATCGACGTGCTTCGCAACGCTTCGAGCGTAATGGCTGCTGGTGCAACCGTTCTTAACGGTCTGCAAGGTTCTGTTGCCATTCCTAAGAAATCGGCTGCTTCGTCTGCTGGTTGGATTGCCACCGAAGGTGCTGCCTCTGCTGAGAGCGAGCCTACCTTTGGTCAGGTAACAATGGCTCCAAAAGTAGTCGGCGCGCACACTCAGATTACACGTCTGATGATGCAGCAGTCTTCTTTGGACATCGAGAACCTCATCCGTAACGACCTTGCTCAAGGCATCGCCTTAGCAATCGACAACGGTGCGCTTCAAGGTTCTGGTTCGTCGGGTCAGCCTACAGGCATCAAGAACACTTCGGGCATCAATGCTCCGACTGATTTTGCTGCTGCCAACCCAACCTTCGCAGAAGTTGTTGCAATGGAAACTGCCGTTGCTGCTGACAATGCTCTGCTCGGTAACTTGGCTTACATCCTGCCAGCCTCCATGTTCGGTGCGCTGAAAACAACTACAAAAGATAGTGGCTCTGGCCAGTTCGTAGTTGGTGCAGATGGTCAAATCAATGGTTACAACGCCATTGTTTCGAACCAAGTAACTGCTGGCGACCTGTTCTTTGGTAACTTCTCCGACGCCCTGATCGGCCTTTATGGCGGTCTGGACATCGTTGTGGATCCATACAGCAACAGCACAAGCGGCACAGTAAACGTAACTGCATTGCAAACTTGCGATGTAGCTGTTCGTCACGCTGTCAGCTTCGCTGTCAACAACGACGGTTCGTAAGCACTAACGATAAGAACTGGGAGAGGGGCTTCGGCCTCTCTCCTACCCTTTTTTAGATATAGGTGGAAATATGTTTTATTTGGTATTGAAGAACACAGTCGTGAGCGGCCTTCGGGTAAAAGCTGGTGACGTGGTAGAGATTAAAGACGCGAACGAAAGCACTTCGCTTGTCGCAATGGGTCGCGTAGAAGCAACATCCGCTCCGCAGCCCAAGAAAGTAAAAGCACCTAAGAAGGTCGCTAACCGAGCCGTAACAGACTTTGACACGCCAGAGGCTGACTAATGGCAATTGAGACCGCAACCGAAAGAGCAATCTTTTTCGACACAGGCGACTTTGGCGATGCGGCCTCTTATACACCCGCAGGCGGCTCTGCCTCGACAGTTAACGGCATCTTTGATCATGCTGCTGCTGAGGCTGATGCAGGCGGGTCGGTTAGTGTGATTGTAGAGCAGCCTCGTTTTGTTTGCGCCACTTCCTCCCTGCCATCTGCGGCTGAGGGAGATGCCATCGTAATTAAGACTATTTCCTATGTGGTAAGAGTTGTCTTTGATGACGGAACAGGCACAACCGAACTGTTCTTGGAGAAAGTGTAATGGCTCACGTTCGCACAAGCATTCGCAATAATATTGCTACCACCGTAACTGGCCTGACGACAACCGGGGCGAGCGTGTTCAAGACACGGCTATTTCCACTGGGGTCTGCTAAGTTACCTGCTCTGTGCATCTACACAAAGAGCGAGGTCATAACGGCCAACACTATGAAGCCACCACGTCAGCAGGTTCGAAGCCTAGACGTTATGATCGAGGCTTATGTAAAGGGAACGTCTGCTGTCGATGACACGCTGGACACCATCGCCGTTGAGATAGAGGAAGCCTTGGCTACTGACATCACTCGCGGAGGTTATGCGCGCGATACGAAAGTTACTAACTTCGAAGTCGATTACGATGGAGAAGGCGATCAATCAATCGGTGTTGCGCGTTTCACAATTGCAGTGGACTATGTTACATTAGAAAACGATATTGAAACTGCTGTTTAGGATGATATGATGGCAAAGCGAATTACAGTTTACAAAGGTTCTGACACAATGGAAGTCTGGGAAGACAAAGTTGAGAGCCTTGTGAAGAAGGGGTGGTCTACTGAAAAGGCCAAACCCAAAGCCAAGGTGAAGGCTAGTTCACCGAAACCCGAAGCACCAGAAACTAACGAGGCATAATCATGGCAACTCACACAGGTAGCGAAGGCACGGTAAAAATTGGCTCAGATGTTTTGGGTTCAATCCGTTCTTACACAATTGAAAGCACTGGCGAAACAATCGAGAACAGCACAATGGGTCTATCGGCTCGCACATACGTTGCTGGCTTGACGACTTTCACTGGTTCATTCGAAGTCTATTTCGACGAAACAGACACAGCACAAGGCGCAGTTGACGCTGGCGCGTCTATCACATTCTCGGTATTCCCAGAAGGTGATGCGTCTGGCGACACTTACTACACAGGCTCAGGCATTGTAACTGGCCGTTCGATCACAGCATCTTTCGATGGTATGGTTGAAATGTCCCTATCAATCCAAGGCTCTGGTGCGCTGACAGAAACAACCGTTTAACATCTAACAGACAAGGGGTGGCACTATGTCTAAATTAAGCGAACGTATCTCTGCGAACCGCGCAGCACGAGAGCGTAAACATATAGAGGTAGAGGAGTGGGGCGATGGCGACACTCCTCTACTAATCTATTACGGCGCGGTAACCGGGCGTGATATTGATAAGGTTCAGCGCAAGCATCCTGACTTCTTAGCCCAGCCGACGATTGCGGCAATGGTTGAGACTATTATCATCAAGGCGGAAGATGCTGATGGCGAAAAGCTGTTCACCATCGAGGACAAGCAAACGCTGCTTGCCGAGCCTATGGGATTAGTTGCTAGGATTTTTGGTGCTGTCTTTAATGCAGATAGCATTGAGGAACAGACAAAAAACTAAGACGCGACCCGTTCAGGTTCAATCTTATTTCCCTCGCAGAGAAGTTGGGAAAGACGATTGAGGAGATTGAACAAATCACATTAAGCGAATATAATGAATGGGTCGCTTATTATGCAATCTTAAAGGAACTGGACGATGGCTGACTTAAATATCGTAATTGCCGCCCAGACGGGTGCTGCACAGTCAGAGATTGCTAGGCTCCAATCCAAGCTAAAAGGTTTAGATGGAACTATGGCTAAAGGCCGTAGGGGCGTTAACCAGTATGGCGAAGCCGTAAGCGAGGGAACTCGTGGTCTAAGCAAGTTCGCAAAGTCTGGTTTACAGCAAACTGGTTACCAAGTTGGTGACTTTGCCGTGCAGGTTGGTGGCGGCACAAGTGCGCTTCAAGCATTCGGTCAACAAGGCTCTCAGCTTTTCGGTATCTTCGGCGCGACTGGTGCGTTGCTAGGTGCTGGTGTCGCTATCGTGGCCGCTCTTGGCAATGCTTATTTAAAGTCAGGTGCAATGGCCAAGGGCTTTAAGGAGGAGATGGAAGACTTAAACGGGCTTGTATCTGAGAGCCACGCTCTTGGTCGAACATCCGCAGAGCAGTTCGCATTCTTAGCCACGAAATATGGCGAAGTAACAGAAAGCGTAAAGGGCTTGTTCCTCGCAGAGAAATCACTGTTGCAGCTAAAGCTCGCAGAAACATACGCCAAGGCAAAGCAAGGTCTCACACCGTTTGTAAACGAACTCGAAAGGGCTGGTCTAGTTAATGAAAAAGCTGGCCAGCAAGGTCTTATTTTTGGCGGAACTATGGCCGCCATGAGGGGCGGGTTTAAAGACCTAAAAAAAAGCACTGGTCTCACCGTAGACCAGTTAGAAGCGTTTGCAGCCGCGATGCCTAAGCTCATGGAAATGACGGACGCAAAAGAGAGCATAGACTTCGTTAATAAACTGCTATTTACTACGGGTCTTCAAGGTGTTGAAGCCATGAGCAAGCTGACAAAAGCTGGCAAAGAGAATGTTCAGATGTTAATTGAGTATGGCCAAGCTGGGCGAATTGTAGACATTACTCTTGAGGGGCTGAAACAAACGGTATCCGAAGTAGAAATGGCTACAACTGGTTTAGGCAAAGTATTCGGCACGACACTGACTGATGGCAACAAGATGGCGTCAGGCATAGCCACCTCTATGGGCGCGTCCTTCAAGAGCATTATCGATGGAACCAAAAGCACTTCTGAGGCATTCAAGAGCATGGCCGCATCCATCATAGACCAGCTAATACAGGTTCTAATCATCCAGCAATTAGTTGGGGGTGTCGGCAAAGGCGGCAAGAATAGTGGCGGCACAGGTCTTGCAGGGTTCTTCTCAGGCACGGGGAAAGCGATTGGTGGCTCGGTTCAAGGTAACTCGACCTACTTGGTCGGAGAGCGCGGCCCGGAGCTGTTTATGCCTAACTCGTCTGGCTCTATCGTCCCAAACAACAAAATGGGCGGCGGCGGCGGCACAACAGTCGTGCAGAATATCAACATTTCCACTGGAGTGTCTCAGACGGTTCGCGCTGAGATTACACAACTTATGCCGCAAATAGCAGAAGCATCGAAAGCAGCCGTATTAGATGCTCGCCGCCGTGGCGGTTCATTTAGTAAGGCTTTCTAATGTCTATTGCTTATCCACTAACTCTACCGACTGTCTCAGGTATTCGCTCGATTAACCTACGCGCTAGAAATGCCGTTGGTCTGTCACGCTCACCATTCACGTTCAAGGAGCAGGTCTTTTCCCACGGTGGCCAAATGCTTGAGGCGGAGATTAGTCTTCCCCCAATGACCCGCGCTGAAGGTGAGCAGTGGGTGTCTTTCTTGATTAAGCTAAAGGGTATGGAAGGAACATTCCTGCTAGGCGACCCATCTGCCGCAACGCCACGAGGCTCTGCTGGCACGACACCCGGCACACCCGTTGTGAGCGGCGCAGGGCAGACGGGCGATGACTTGACTGTTTCTGGCCTTCCAGCAGATGTTGATGGCTACCTTTTGGCGGGTGATTATATTCAGCTAGGCACAAGCGTCTCAGCAACGCTGCATAAGGTTCTCAACGATGTTGACACTAACGCAAGTGGCATCGGCGTGATTGACCTATATCCCTCTATCAGAACAGCCCCATCTAATGAGGCTCCGGGGAATGTGGTTGTCGTATCTAACGCCAAAGGTGTATTTCGTCTGGCGACTAATGAAACAAACTGGTCAATCAATGAGGTCACGCATTACGGTTTAACCTTTGCTGCGGTTGAGGCGATAGCATGAGCCGCGATATTCCTGTCGGGTTTAGCGATGCGGTTGAAGCCCCGACAGTTGATGTTTTCTTCGCCATTGAACTGTTTTTTGATACATCAACACTTCGTTTTTGGTCTGGACTTGGCGAGGTCGAACTCAACGAGAAGAAATATGTAGGAAGTGGACAGATGATACAGATTTCGTCCGTCGATGAGACGCTAGACGTTTCCGCCAAAGGCGCAACTCTGACGCTTTCTGGTTTACCATCTGACCTTCTTAGCCTTGCGATACGAGAGCCATACCAAGGGCGGAAGTGCAAAATATATTTCGGTATCAAGGACAATGCGTCTCAGTTTCTGCAACAAGAAAATGACGATTACATTTTGACGGAGACGGGTGCATATATTGACACCAATACCGTCTCACCAGTAAATGTAATGGCTGAAATCTTCTCAGGTTACATCGACCAAATGAACATCGACGAGGGCGCGGAAAGCAGTTCAATCGCCGTTTATGTCGAAAGCCGACTGATTGATTTACAGCGTCCGCGCGAGCGAAGGTATACGAGCCAGAACCAACGCTCGCGGTTTCCGAACGACCGTGGGTTTGATTTCGTCGAAGACTTACAAGCCAAGAAATTTCAGTGGGGTCGGTGATGAGACACGAGGACTGGGAAGCTAGACTAAACGAGATGATTGAGAACCTCCGCGACGAGCCTATGGTTTGGAGCGTCAATGATTGCTTTACCTTTATCAATGCCTGTCATCACGCTTTAAAGGGTGAGTTCTTGGCGGATGAGTGGTTCGGCAAATATGCGACAGCCTATGAAGCAAAGATGCACTATGGCAGACTGCTTAAAGAGACAGGCCACGCCAGCATCATTGAGGCGATTGACAGCAAGCTAGCCAGAGGCGCTAGTATGTCGAGAGGCAGTATTGCGGCAAGACACCTAGAAGGCGACACCGTTCTTGGGCATGCTTTTGGCGTAGTTGTCTCTGACAAGATTGCTTTTCTCACACTACAGGGTTTAGACTTTGTGCAGCCATTGGAAACAGATATTTTTTGGAGTGTTCATTGATGTTGAAATACCTTGTTCCCATGCTGCTCACAACCACTTCGGCTTTTGCCGACCCGATTAGCGCGACTGTTGCGTTAATTAGCACATTGACCACTGCGTCCGCTGCTTACTTATTCGGCTACGCATCCTTCCACTTCGCCGCCGTCTATGCCTTGTCCGAACTTGGCAAAGCACTTGCCCCGGATACCCCATCAATGGACAAGGGCGTGCGCGGCTATCAAGTTTCGGGTGTCAGCCCGGCTGCGCCTCACGCTGTAATCTACGGCAAAACAAAAGTTGGCGGTGTGATTGTCTATAAACAGACAACGGATGACGATAAATATCTCCACATGATCATTGCCATTGCTGGGCATGAGGTTTTTGCGATTGATGAGGTTTATTTTGACGACGTAGAGCTTGGTTTTACGAGCAAATTCGCAGAACTTAACGAGGTCACATCACCGTCGCAATATTCTGGTAAGGCATTTGTCTATCGTCACGTTGGGACTGACGACCAGTTAGCTGACCCGCAGTTGATGGCGGCCTCATCGGGGAAGTGGACGGGATCACATACGCTGTCTGGCGTTGCCTATGTTTATGTCAAGTTAGAGTTTGACGCCGACGCCTACCCTAACGGTGAGCCTTCCATCAGCTTTGTTGTCAGTGGCAAAAAACTATACAACCCCACAACACAGGCGACTACATTCTCAAGCAATCCCGCGCTTGCTTTGCGTGACTATCTGACATCTGATTACGGTCTAAATGCAGACGCAGATGAGATTGATGACGTTTCGTTTGCTGCTGCCGCCGCTATATGTGATGAGACTGTTAGCTTGATTGCAGGAGGCACGGAGACGCGATATACGGTCAATGGTTCGTTTATCACGGACGTTACGCCTCAAAGAGTCATTGATGACCTGACACGCGCAATGGCTGGCTCAATGTGGTATGCGCAAGGCAAGTTCCGTGTAAAGGCTGGCGCATACACGTCGCCAGTTCTAGCCTTAGATGAGAACGACAACCGCTCAAACATTCAGATTAAGACACGCAATAGCCGTCGCGACGGGTTCAACGCAGTGACGGGTAAATACAGTGGAGCGGAAACAGAGTGGCAAATGACTGATTTCCGAAAAGTCACTAGCTCTGAGTTCCTTGAAGTAGACAACAATCAAGAATTAGTCGCTGACATCTCGCTGCCATTCACATCGACAACAACTATGGCGCAACGGCTTGCCAAGATTATGCTTTACCGAAACCGTGAGCAGATTTCGCTTTCGGGTAACTTTGGCATCCGCGCCTTCAAGCTACAAGTCGGCGACATTGTTACTTACAGCAACACCCACTTGCGCTTTAGCAATAAGACATTTGAGGTTACTGGCTGGAAGTTTGTTCCCACGGGGGATGGCGCAGTCGAGGTCACACTCGGTCTGAGTGAGGTAAATTCTAGCGTTTATGATGCCTACGCCGACGAGAAAATCTTTGAGTCGAACAACACTATTCTCGCTGATGCCTTTACAGTTCCCTCGGTGGGTCTGACGGTGGCGCAAGATACTCGCGTCATAAATGAACATGTCGTCAGCCTTATCAGGGCTACCGTTAGCGCAACGGAGGCCAGTCGGATTGACTATGTTGAGGTCGAATACAAACTTGCCAGCGCAACGACTTACAACCAGCTTGGCGTCGGTGAGTTAGGTATTTTTGAAGCCATTGATTTGGAGAATGGCTTATATGATGTTCGAGCGAGGGCAATCAACACTATTGGCAGAAAAGGCACTTACACGACCACGCAGTTCAATCTGCAAGCAGGACTTGAAGCTCCGCAAGATGTCGCCTCTATTTCCGCGACAGTTAACGGAGCCATGACAATTCTTGAGTGGGAAGCAATCACCAATCTTGACTTGAGCTTCTACAGGATACGCCATTCCATCGCTACAACTAACGCTAAATTTGCTGATGCTACCACTAGCTTTGAGAAAGTGCCTCGCCCATCAACGAGTGTCAGTGTTCCCGCCCGTGCTGGAACTTACATGATACAAGCATACGATAAACTAGGCATACCGAGTGAAAACTTTACCAGTGTTGTCGTCCCTCAAGCGTCTATTAATCAATACACGACAACAAACACAGCAACAGAAAATCCATCGTTCTCAGGCACAAAAATCGGATGTTCTGTAGCAGATAATAAGTTGCTAATTACCAATCCAGATACCGCGCCAACAAGCGCGACTTATACATTCTCGAACGACATCGACACTGGCGGTGTCCGCCAAGTTTATGCCACTGGATTTGCAAGCAATGACCGCCTAAACACGGGGTCGGGGCTTTGGGATGATTTGACTGGAAATATAGACACGCTCCCCGGCTTGTGGGACAATTTAACGGCAGACCCTCAATTTCCTGACACAAATATTGTGTTTTATATATCCTCGACCGATGACAACCCATCGGGTTCACCAACTTGGTCGTCATATATGCCGTTCAAGTCAGGACAATTCAGTGGCAGAGCTTTTCGTTTTAAGGTAGAATTGACAAGCACATCGGACGAGATTACACCAAATATAGACCAACTATATGCGAAAGTAGAGTATTAGAGATGGCAACCCACGACTATCAAATTCTAAATGACACAGCTTTTGCTGTCAGAACAGACATAAACAATGCGCTGGCGGCTATCCGCAGCAGCAATCTTGATCCGAACCCACCCGCCAGTTTATACGCAGGATTATTTTGGTTCGATTCAGCTCTTAACGAATTAAAGCTGCGGAACAAAGACAACGACGGCTGGATTGTTATGGGCAAGTTCTCTGGCAACGCAAACACCAGCGACACGCCGTCTGGTGCTATTTTGCAATTCGCTGGCTCGTCGGCACCCGCAAACTGGCTTCTGTGCGACGGCGCACTCGTAAGCCGCACAACTTATTCGGCACTGTTTGGCGTCATCGGCACTAACTACGGCGCAGGCGATGGCAGCACAACATTCAAGCTGCCCGACATGCGTGGGCGTGTGCCTATTGGTGCTGGTCAAGGGACAAGCTTGACCAACCGCGTTATCGCGGCAACTGGCGGCGCAGAGACGCACACGCTGTCAGAGAATGAAATGCCTAGCCACACGCACACCATTGACGTTGGCACTAACACAGCATTCGACAATCAATCGGTTTTTCCAGCAATTAACACGGTTCTGGGGACAGACGCAACAAACTCAACGGGTGGCGACGCTCCGCACAACAATATGCAGCCATTCATCGTCGTTAATCACATCATTAAGGTATAGACAATGGCTGATAAGAAAATATCTGAACTCACCGCAATCACTGGCTCGAACACAGCCGCGACTGATGTGTTTGTCGTTGTTGACACCAGCACTGGGCAGACCAAGAAAATCACACGCGAAGAACTGAACAACGCGATCGAGCAAGATGTTCTGAGCAGCATTGATATTGATACCATCAATGGCGACTTCAGCGTCAACGGCAATATCAATCTGGGCGACAACAACAAAGCCGTCTTCGGTGCTGGGTCTGATTTAGAGATATACCACGATGGGTCAAACAGCATTGTTAAAGATGCGGGGACAGGGAGCTTAGAGCTTCAAGGTTCTTCTTGGGTTATTCTTAAAGGTGCAACATCAGGAAACTGGGGACTTGCATCTTTAGATGGCGCACAAACAAATTTATATCACAACGGTAGTCTCAAGCTAGGCACCACCGCCACAGGCATTGATGTCACTGGCACGGTCACGGCTGATAATTATCTTTATTTAGGAAGTCCTACTGGGAGTGCATTTGAAGCTCGCTCTGAAGATAGTTATGTAACTTTAAGTGCGCAAGCTAGAACTCTAAACTATCTCGGCACTAGACACATATTCTTAGGCAGTGACTTTTCAGAACGCATGCGCATCACCAACACGGGTCGCGTAGGAATTGGCGTGAGTTCGCCTAGTGGAACTCTACACGCAGCAGGTGGAAACACTAATCAACTTATCATTGGTCAGAATACACTTGTCTCTGGTGGCACAAGTCGGTTGCAACTTGTAAATACATCAGATACAAGCGGCACGGCTGGAACTGCTCAAGGCTTCCAAATCATTAATAATGGTAATGATGGCGTTGTAAATATACTGAACTATAAAAGCACTCCTATGGCTTTTTGGACTGCTGGCTCAGAACGCATGAGGCTGGATGCGTCAGGAAATCTGCTGGTGGGTAAAACTGCTATAGAATACACATCAGAGGGTTTTGCGTTTAGAGAGAGGGGGGAAGCATACATTACCTCTGATGGACGTGCGCCTTTATTGGTCAACAGATTAACATCGGATGGCGATATTGTATCGTTCCGCAAAAACGGTATTAATGCTGGTAGTATCGGCGTTAAAGACCAAGACCTGACTATAGGCACTGATGACACTGGAATAAGATTTACAGATGCAACAGATGAAATACGACCGTGGAACACAGCCACTAATTCTCTTCGAGACAACGCAATCAGCATAGGTTTTTCAACTGGACGCTTCAAAGACCTCCACCTCGGCGGCACTGCTTATGCTGGTGGGCTGAGTGTCTCTGCTGCTTCTGGTGCTGCAATTAGCGCGGCAAACACTGGAACAGTTGCAAGTCTTCTGATGTCGGTAGATAGTTCGGTAAACAGTATTTACAGTCGCGGAGTAAATTCAAGCACTGCTCGTGACCTTCGATTTATGATGGGTTCGACAGAACGCGCAAGGCTGACCAGTGATGGGCATTTAGGTATTGGCGTTAGTAACAACATTATTGGTGACATAACACTACCCAATGACGGTATTATTGCTTTTCACGATGCGAGTGGTAATTCAAGAAATAGCCTTCAGTTCCTTAGCGGTGAGCTGCGTCACGGCGGTGCTGGTGGTGGTCTGACATCGCAAACATTTTACACCAATGGGCAACAGCGTGTCCGCATTGATAGCGCAGGTCTGGTAGGCATCGGAGTAACTTCACCAGCAGCCAAGATTGATTCCCAAGAAGCATACGACACCGTTTCAAATATTCTAACCAACGGAACTTATGCTGCAAAGTTTGGTGGAAACACAGCAGTCGGAGCGGCTGGTCGCGCGCAAGGAATTATGATTTCAGGCCGCAGTGGCAATACACGCGGCGCAGCTATCATTGCTGAAAATCAAGGCTCTGGTAATGGACATGATTTATTATTTGCCACAAGTGCTGACGCATCAGTGCCAGCCGAACGCCTCCGCATTTCGAGTGCTGGGGACGTGCTTATTTCTACCACTAGCAATATTGTTGCTAACTCATCTACTTCCGTTGGCACTTCGATTGGTTCAGGATTACTTGAATCTGCAAGGGCTGGTGTAGTTGCACAGTTTAACAGACAAACTTCTGACGGTTCTGTTATTGACATTCAAAAGTCAGGCACAACTGTCGGGTCGATTGGGACTGTTGCTGGTGATATTGTAATAGGCACTGGCGCTGCTGGTTTAAGGTTTTGGGATAGTGGCCCTGCGATTCAACCTAGAAACTCAGACGGTAGTGCTAACAATGATGCCATTGATTTGGGTATATCTACTAGCCGCTTCAAAGACCTCCACCTCGGCGGCACTGCTTATGCTGGTGGTGTTGCGGTAACCACAACAGTGGAAAACGGGGGTGTTGCGGTAACCACAACAGTGGAAAACGGGACAGCTCAGTTTAAAACCTTAAACGCTAATGTTGCAACTCCTGCTGAACAGTTCTACGTCGGTAACAATCTAGGTGATGTAGACTTGGGCAATAAGCGAGGCGCTTTAAAGTTCTTTACAGGCACTACAGAGAAGCTACGCCTCGATACGTCAGGAAATCTGCTGGTGGGGACGACATCTACAACCCCACAAACTGGCGACCACGGTTTTGTAGCAAGAGCCAATGGCTACACCATTGCTTCTGTTGATAATGCGAGAGTTATGCTTCTTAACAGAGACACTTCAGATGGCGAAATTCTTAAATTTAGCAAAGACGACGCGGCTGTCGGGTCGATTGGTAACACTGCGGCAAACTTATACATAGTTGACAATCTTGAGACAGGATTGAGGTTTGATGGAACTGGCACAGATAATGTATTGCCTTGCGGTAGCGGTGGGGCGATTAGAGACAATGCTATTGATTTAGGAACATCAGGTGGTCGCTTCGACGACATCTTCGCCACCAACGGCACTATCCAAACATCTGACCGAAACGAAAAGCAAGACATTGAAGCACTGTCAGAAGCAGAGCAGCGTGTCGCTGTAGCCGCTAAAGGCTTGCTGCGTAAGTTCCGTTGGATTGACAGCGTAGACGAAAAAGGTGATGACGCTCGTATTCACTTTGGTATTATCGCACAAGATTTGCAGGCGGCATTTGAAGCCGAAGGTTTGGACGCTGGCCGCTATGCAATGTTCATCAACTCCACTTGGGCTGATGAGGAAACTGGTGAGGAACGCTCTCGTATGGGTGTTCGTTACAATCAACTACTGGCATTTATTATTGCCGCTATTTAACGGAGCTGATTATGGCAAACTGGACTATCGCAAACTTAGAACGCAACACTGATGACGGCGGCGTAACAGTCGCACATTGGCGTGTAACTGAAACAGAAGTAGTTGGGGAAGGCGATGATGCCGTAACCTATTC